GTTGCTTGCTCATCAGTACACCTGCGAGTAGGGCTGGCGCTCGCTACCATCCGAGTTGATCTGAACCACGTCCGCGAGCAGGGTGCCATTGCAGGTGGTCTTGCCCCCGATGCTGCCAGTGACACGGGCAAGGGCGATCTGGTCAAGCGCAGCATCCAGTGAGCGGGCGTCCCGCACCTTCCAGCGCTGCCCGTTCGGGCATCTGACGATGTAGGTCATTCGTTGTCGTCCTTCCTGATGTGCTTGTCCCATTCCTCGGGCGTGATGCCGGTCTTGAGGAATTCGCGCTGCTCGTTGGTTAGCTGGGGGAAGATGTCCTGTATCAGGCGCGTGCGCCGCGATGACATCCATTCCGCCCACTGGGCCATGGTGATAGGCAGTTCCATGCTGGCGGCCTTGCCGGTGATCTGCGATTTGCGGGTGACCTTCATTCCAGTTCCAGTTCCTGCATCAGTTCCAAGACATCGCCGATACGGCTGACGGCGCGACCAATGGGCGTGGCGTTCCACTCGGCGACATCCATGTCGGGCATGGGCAGTTCCTTGGTGAGGATGGCCTGCGCCTCGTTCAGCTTGGCGATGATGGCGTCGAAGATTTCTTCGTTGTCCATGGTGATCATTTCGGGGGTTCCTCGTCGCGGTTTTTAAGCCTCGAAAGGTACGATCCTTTTTCATTTCGGCCAAGCCCAAGGTTGCCTTGACCCCTCGGGGAATGTACCTTGCTTCGCTTAGCGAGCGCGTCGCATTTCATCCCCATAGCCCCACCGCCCATGTGGCGCGTTTCGTCAGGCCCGCCCCGGTACGGTTCCAAGCCGGGGCGGGCCATTATTTGGGGGAAGTGCATGAATGCCAATGTCGCGATGGCCTCGGTGCTGTCGAAACGACCCCCACATGAGCAGGAAGTGTTCTATCTCGGCCTGACGCCTGAGATGACACACGTCCTTGAGTACGACTGGGAATTCTGGGGCCGACCCAATCAACAGGAACCCCCCGGCAACTGGTCGGTGTGGCTGGCCATGGCAGGCCGGGGCTTTGGCAAGACCCGCATGGGCTCGGAATGGGTGCGGTCGATGATGTGCGGTAGCTCGCCGCTGACGGGCGGGCGCGTCAGGCACATGGCCCTCGTCGCCGAGACAGCCGCCGACGCCCGTGATGTCATGGTGCAGAGCCAAGGCGGCATCCTGAAGTGCCACCCCCCTGAATTCCGCCCGGTCTACAAACCCTCCCTACGCAAGCTGGAATGGCCCAATGGCGCAGTCGCACACACCTATTCCGCAGATGACCCAGAGCAACTTAGAGGGCCTGAGCATGAGGCCGCTTGGTCAGATGAGCTTGCCAAGTGGCAGTACGCGCAAGAAACTTGGGACATGCTACAGTTCGGTCTGCGCGTCGGCGATAACCCCCGGCAGTTGGTCACTACAACCCCGCGTCCAATTCCAGTTGTCAGGGAACTACTTGAAAATAAAGACACCTTCGTAACGCGCGGCAGCACATACGACAATTATCACAATCTCTCGGCCAAGTTCTTGGCCAAGATGAAGGAGAAGTACGAAGGCACAAGGCTCGGGCGGCAGGAACTGCACGCCGAAGTGCTTGACGATGTGCCGGGCGCGATGTGGACGCGCAGGATGCTTGAGATGCGCTCGGCGTCGAACCCGAAGGGCGCGGGCATGACCAAGAGCGAGGGCCTGCCCGACATGCGCCGGGTGGTGGTGGGCGTTGACCCGTCAGGCACGCACGGCGAAATCGACATGCGCCGCAAGGAAGCGCGTGGCGGCGACCACGAATTTGAGGTAGGTGACGATGTAGGCATCGTCTGCGCGGGGCTTGGCGACGATGGCATGATCTATGTGCTTGACGACGCCACGATCAATCTCGGCCCCGAAGGGTGGGCGCGGCGGGTGGTTGACACCTACCGCAGGCACGACGCCGACATGATCGTCGGCGAGGCCAATTTCGGCGGTGCCATGGTCGAACACACAATCCGCACCATCGACAAGCGCGTGCCCTACAGGCCCGTCCATGCCTCTCGGGGCAAGGCGGTCAGGGCAGAGCCCGTGGCGGCGCTCTACGAGCAGGGCAGGGTGCGCCACGTGGGCAGCATGGCCAAGCTGGAAGACCAGATGATCTACATGACCCAGCGCGGCTACGAGGGCGCGGGTTCCCCGGACAGGCTTGACGCTGCGGTCTGGGCCATCACCGACCTTGTGTTCGGCAAGTCGGCAAGGGGCGGCACCGTCCCGATCAGGGGAGGGCATCACTGATGGCCAAGGTGGTCAAGCTCAAGCCAGCGGCGCAGGAGGAGGGCACGACCCGCATCGGCGATGTGAAAGAGCGGCACCCCGACCTCGGCATCATCGTCCCCGACTACGAGGAATGCCGGGACGCCGTGGACGGCGCGACCACGGTCAAGGCCAAGAACGTCAAGTACCTGCCCATGCCCTCGGGGTTCAACGGCTCGGCTGAGCCGCTGGCCATGTACGAGGCGTACAAGATGCGGGCGCAGTTCCCCGACCTGATGGCCCCGACCATTCAGGGGATGCTCGGCATCATCCACCACGGCGAGGCGCAGATCGAAGGGCTGGACGAAGACAGCCCGCTTGAGGGGATGTGGGAGACGGCGACCCCCGATGGCCTGACGCTTGAGGCGCTGCACAAGCGCATCACCGAAGAGATTTTGACGGTTGGCAGGGTGGCGCTGCTGGCTGACCTGCCGCCAGAGGGCGGCGACCTGCCATGGGTGGCCGTCTACAAGGCGGAAAGCCTCATCAACTGGTCCGAGAGCCGCAACTTCTTCGTGCTGGAAGAAGACTACCGGGTGCGTTCGGGTTTCACGTGGGACGCCAAGAAGCGTTACCGCGTGCTGGAACTGGTCGATGATGTGTATCAGGTCGAAGTGCTTGACGAAGATGGACATTCCCTGAGCAGCGATGAGGAAAAGGACCCCACCGAAGACCCCACGATTGACGTGCAAGAAGGCGTCGCCACCTCGGTGGTGGTGCCGCAGATGCGAGGTGGCAAGCCGCTTGAGGAAGTACCGCTGGTCGTGGCGGGCTCACGTGACCTGAGCCTTGAGCCCGATCAAATCCCGCTGATAGGCGTGACGCGCTCGGCGTATGCCATCTACCGGCTGGACGCCGACTACCGCCACCAGCTTTTCATGAGCGGGCAGGAAACCCTGTTCTATATCGGGCTCGACCCCGATGACATGCCCACCTACGTGGGCGCGGGCGTCGGCGTGTCGATACCCGAAGGGGGCGACGCCAAGTATGTTGGCCCCTCGGGCTCGGGTATCGAAGCGCACAAGACAGCCATTGAAGACGAGCGCAGCCGGGCCGCAGAGGCGGGCTCGCGCATGTTCGCGGTGGGCGACAAGAAGGCGGCAGAGAGCGGCGAGGCGCTGCGCATCCGCGCGCGGGCGGGCTCGGCCACGCTGGTGAGCGTGGCGCAGACGAGCGCTGCCGCGCTTGAGCAGGTGCTGCGCTACTGCGCTGAGCTAGTCGGGCAAGACCCCGACGAGGTGATCGTCAAGCCCAACCTGAATTTCCTCGACACGGACATGACGCCCGACGAGGCGAACAAGTTGACCGAGTTGTGGATGAACAAGGTGATTTCCTATGAAACGCTTTATGCCAACCTTCAGCGGGGTCGCATCGCGTCTGAAGAGCGCACGGCTGAGGAGGAACAGGAACTCGTTGCGGAAGAGGAAGCGGCATCCATGCCCACCGGCATGGGAATGGGAGAGTTGGGGATTGGCGAACAGCCTCTAGGCGGCGAGGCCACCCCCGACCTCAGCGTCGGCACGGGCGACGACGAATATGGCCCGATCAGCCCCGAAGAACTGGCGGAATTGTTCGCGCCGGAAGAGCTTGAGGAACCCGTGTCATGATGCCAAGCGAATATGGGCTCAAGCTGTACCACGGCGACAGCTATTCGTGGCAGTTCAAGCTGTGGCTTGACGAGGGCAAGACCGCCCCGCTCGACCTCACGGGCGTGGTGCCGAAGGCCGAAATCCGGTTTGAGCCGGGCGGTGCGGTCATCGTGACGTTCGTCACCGAAGTCGTGCTGCCCAACATCATCGCGATGTCGCTCAGTTCGACCCAGTGTCAGGCGCTTGAGATAGCCCCGCACATCTGGGATTTGCAACTGACCTACCCCTCGGGCTCGGTGAACACCATCCTGATGGGCACGGTGGAAGTCACGGCAGACGTGACCGACAGCGTCGCGGCGGGTGCGCTGATGGCCCAGCCGACCACCATCGCGATGCAGCAGGGGAAAACGCTGAAGTTCCCAAGGGCGGCGCGCAAGAAGGGCTGAACCGATGGCCGATGACATCACCGACATCGTGTTGCAGGAAACGGTCGCGTTCTACATCGACGTGACGGTTGACCGACCGGCGGTCATCGAAATCGTCGCACCGCCGATCCATATGGTGGAAGTCGAAGAACTCGGCGGGCCGATAGGCCCGCAGGGGCCGCAGGGGCCGCTTGGCCCCACGGGGCCGCAAGGCCCTGTCGGCATGGGCATCATCTTCAAGGGCACGGTGCTGACCTATGCCAACCTGCCCCTCGGCCCTTCGATCAACGACGCCTACATCACGCAGGACACCGGCCACACATGGGTCTGGGACGGCTCGTCATGGGTCGATTGCGGCGAGATAACCGGCCCGCAGGGGCCGCTCGGCCCGGCAGGCCCGCAAGGCTTGCAGGGGCCAGAGGGGCCGCAGGGCGAGCCGGGCTACCCCGGCGCTGACGGTGCCCCCGGAAGCACGGGCTTGCAGGGTGAGCCCGGTCAGGAAGGCGCGCAGGGACCTGTCGGGCCTGTCGGCGCGCAAGGCCCGGCGGGCGTGGGCATCAATTTCAAGGGCTCGGTGGCGACCTCGGCGAGCCTGCCGCC